CGCCGAGCTTGAGTACCTGTGGGTCGCGGGCAACCGTTTCGGCCAGCTGATCCCGCCCATCGCCTGGGACGACGTGATCGCCTTCACCTCGTACAGCCCGGACGACCTCACCCGCGGCATCTCGAACCTCGAGGGCCTCCGGATGACGCTCCTCAACGAGGACGCCTCACGCCGTGCCACCGCCTCATTCTGGGACAAGGGCGCTCGGCCGTCGCTGATCCTCTCCCACCCGAAAACGCTCAGCGACCCCGCATACGCGCGGCTCACCGAAAGCACCAACGCCCGCCACGGCGGCGCGGACAACGCCGGCAGCGCGATGCTCGCGGAAGAAGGCATGACCGTCACGGTCACGCAGCTGAACCTCGAAGAAATGCAGTACATCGAGTCGCGGAAACTCAACCGCGAAGAGGTGTGCTCCGCATACGACGTGCCTCCGCCCGCGGTCGGGATCCTCGACCACGCGACCTTCTCGAACATCACCGAGCAGCTCCGCTCCCTCTACCGCGACACCATGGCGCCGCGGTTCGGGATGTTCGAATCGGTGATCAACCACCAGCTGGTGCCCGACTTCTACGACCGCGGCGAAGTGGTCACGAAGTTCAACATGGACGAGGTCCTCCGCGGCGACTTCGAAACCCGCGCGACCGCGATCGTCGGGCTCGTCAGCGCCGGCGTGTACAAGCCATCCGAGGCGCGTCCGCTGTTCAGCCTGCCTGACGCGGGCCCCGAGGCAGACAAGCTCTACGCCAACGCCGCCCTGGTACCGCTCGGCAGCAACGCGCGCACCGCACAGCAGGTCGCCACAGATGGGACGCTCATCCCGCAACCGCTCACATATGAGCCGGTTCCCGCAGCCAAGGGGCGGCCGCAGTTGAGCGCCCGCGCGATCATGGGCCGGCTCAGCCGGGTCAAGGCCAACAAGGCCGAGACGAAAGCGAAACTCGTCCAGGAGCATGCGAAGGAGCTCGGGAAATTCTTCGACAAGCAGCGTGACTCCGTCAAGGCCGCGCTCGGCAGCAAAGCGGCCGGCATCTTCGACCCGACCGCCTGGGACACGGATCTCGCGAACGTTCTCAGCTCGCTGTCCACCGCGACATCGCAGGCGATCGGAACCAAGACCGCCTCCGACCTCGGCGGAACCTACGACCCGAGCCGCATCGCGGACTGGCTCGACACCGACGCGAAGGCCTCGGCGAAGAACATCAACCAGACCACCGCGACGATGTTGGACGCCCGGCTGGCGACCGCGCAGGACGACTCGACCGATGAGGACTACGACCCGGAAGACGACGTCGACGGCTTCTTCGACGAGCAGGCCAACGGCCGCGCCGACCAGATCGCCACCTCGAGGGTGGCGATGCTCGCTGGTTTCGTCGCCTTGGTCGCTGCTGAGCAGTCGGGTGCGGCAACCAAGACATGGGTCGTCACCGCGGCGAACCCGCGCGCCTCGCACGCCGTCATGGACGGCGAAACGGTCGACCTCAACACGCCCTTCTCCAACGGGATGGACGGCCCCGGGGACTTCACCGGCGGCGCGGACGAGGTCGCCGGCTGCACGTGCGAGCTTGAATTTAACTTCTCCGACAACTCCTGACCTACCGATGAAAGGCCCGTCATGAAGGTCACTTACAAAGACGCCACAATCGAGACCACCGGGTCCGACGACGCGTTTCCCGGCACGTTCCGGGTCGTGCTCTCCACTCCTGACCAGGACCGAGACGGCGACACGCTCCTGCCAGACGAGTGGAAGATGCCGCTCCCGGATCGGATCACCTTCGACTCCGACCACGGGATGAGCGTCGCCACCACCGTCGGTTCCGGAGTGCCGTCGATCGACAAAGACGGTCGGCTGATCGTCGATGGCGAGTTCTCATCCCTTCCTCGCGCCCAGGAGACGCGGACGCTCGTCAACGAAAAGCACATCACCAAGACGTCGGTGGCGTTCATGACGGTCCCGAGCACAGAGAAGGGCGCACCCAAAGGTGCGAAACTGCGCGAGCTCCTCAACGGCGCATTCGTCGCAGTGCCCTCCAACGATCATGCCGAAGTCCTCGACTCGAAGAGCATCTTTCGGAAGGCCGGCGCCCGGAACAGCCAGTCCGATTCGCAGCTGATCCAGTCCATCCACGACGCGTCGATCGCGCTCGGCGCATCTCCCGACGTCGCCTCCGACGACGCCGAGGGTGACAGCGCGAAGCAGTTCAAGAAGCAGTTCGCGAAGAAGTCGATCGCGGGCAGCCTCGAAGCCACTCAGGACCGCGTCACCGACGCCCTCCAGGATGCCTACCCCGGCGCATGGGTTTGGCTTCGCGGAACGCTCCCCGACGACAACGGCGGAGGCACCGCCGTGTACGCGGTCGAGGATCCCGACACGTACGACATCGACCTCTACAAGCAGGCCTACCTAGACGACGGGTCGGTGGTCACCCTTCAGGGCGGCCGCTCACCCGTGGACCTGATGGAAACCATCACGTCCGACCCTGATGCGATCGCCGGCAACGAGCCCGACGGCGCGACCAAAACCCCCGCTGCCGGCGTCGTCAAGACCCCCGCTGCCGGCGTTACGGCCGCCCCCTTGAGCGAGGAGCAGATCGAGATCCAGCGCAGGGCCGCCCGGATTCGGGCATATCGCAACATCGCCTCCGCAACAACGACTCCAAAGGAGCAGTAACAATGGCAACAAAACTCAAAGAGGCCCAGGACAAGGTCCAGGATCTCGCCATGAAGGCCCTCGCGATCGCCGAGAGCGCCGAGATGACCTTCGACGAACAGAAGAAGGCCCTCGATCCGCTTGAGGCGGATATCAAGAAGTGGACCGAAGAGGTCACCCAGCTCGACTACCTCGAGGTGAGGAAGAAGTCCTGGGCGGAGCTCGGGAACAAGTCACCGGAAGAGGCCGGTACCCCGGGGAGCGGCAAGGCGTTCAAGTCGCTCGGCCGGCAGCTCGTCGAATCTGACGGGTACAAGTCGCTCATCCAGCGCGGGCTGAAGGGCGGCAACTGGTCGACCGGGCAGGTCGAGCTGAAGGACCTCCTGACAGAAGGCACCGCGGCCGCACCCGGCGGCGGATACCAGAACGTCAACGCGGTCCCGAACCTGCTGCCCGGCATCGTCGACATCAAGTTCCGTCCGCTGACGATCGCCGACCTGTTCCCGCAGGGCACGACCGGGATCCCGCTCATCCGGTACCTGGTTGAGACGATGGCGCTGAACGCTGCCGGCACCGTGCACGAAGGTGCGCTGGCTCCCGAGTCTGCGCTGTCGTTCGCGAAGGTCGATGAGGTGCTCGCGTCCATCAAGACGTTCCTGCCGATCTCGGACCAGATGCTCGAGGACTGGGCCCAGACGATGTCGTACGTCGACGCCCGCCTGATCCTGTTCATCCTCCAGCAGGAGGAAGTGCAGCTGCTGCGCGGCGACGGAACCGGCGACAACCTCGTCGGACTCCTGAACCGCCAGGGCCTCGCCGCCTCCGTCGCGAAGGGCTCCGGCCTGTCCGCCGCAGGCGACAACAACATGGATGCCATCTACCGGCAGATCACCAACATCCGGACGACTCAGTTCCTCGAGCCGTCCGCGATCGCGGCAGATCCGCTCGGCTGGCAGAACATCCTGCTGTCGAAGAACAGCCAGGGCGCCTACTACGCCAACGGCCCGTTCGCCTCCGCGGAGACCCCGCAGCTGTGGGGCAAGAAGGTCGCGGTCTCGCCTGCCCTCGACGCGCTCAGCGCACTCGTCGGCGCGTTCGACCAGGGCGGCCAGATCTTCCGCAAGGGAGGTGTGACCGTCGAGGCGTCCAACTCGCACGCTGACTACTTCCAGCGCGGCGTCACCGCCGTGCGTGCGGAAGAGCGCGTCGGCCTCGCCGTCTACCGCCCGGGCGCATTCGGCACCGTCACCGGCCTTAACTAGGCCTCCACCCGCCGCAACTAGCACAACATAAGGAGCCAATCGAAATGACAAGTTTCGGACACGATGTGACGCTCGTCCCCGCGGGGACCGTCGTCACTGCCGGCGGTACGTCGGTCGTTCTCGCGCCGCAGAATAAGGGCAGCCTCCGCGCCGTCCTTGCTGTGACCGCGATCTCGGGCACGACGGCGACTCTCACCTGCACGGTGGAGACGTCGTACGACAACGGGGCTACGGACTCCTGGCACTCCGCCGGGGCGTTCACTGCGGTCACGGCGACCGGCACGTCGCGGAAGATCATCCCGATCGACCGCTACGTCCGCGTCACCTGGACGTTCACGGGCACGACTCCATCGGTCACCTTCGGGCTGACCGGCGAGACGGTCTAACCCACCCAACAGTGTGCCCGGCCGCAGATAGCGGCGGCCGGGCACACCCCATTCCTCACCCCGAAAGGAGCCCTCATGGCTCTCACAATCGATCCCACGCCGTCCCGCCCGGTCAGTACCGGCGCAGCCTCATACGACCCCACCCCGGTCTTGACGACCCAGTCGGTGGACAACCGCACGTCGACCGGAGCGGCCTCCATGCCCGGCTCGCTCGTCATCACCCGCGAGGCGCCGGCGTACCTCGCCCCGCACGACGTCGACCCGACGACGGCAGAGGTCACGAAGGAGCAAGCCGAGACGAAGGTTGTCACGCCTGCACCGAAGAAGGCTCGCGTCCGGAAGCCGAAGCCGAGCACCGCAGCCGAGACGAAGTAGCGTCATGGCCGCGCTGCCGCTGCTGGCCACGCTCCCGGACCTGGGCTCGATGGTCGGCGAGACGATCGCAGACGCCGATCCCACCGCGACGCTCTTCCTTCGCTTGGCCAGCGGCATCGTGCGCGACGACCTCCGACAGGTCCTCAGCCCCGTGGCCGACGACGTGGTGAAACTGTCGCCGATCAACGGGTTCAAAACGTTCCTGCCGGAGTTGCCCATCACCGATTTCACCCAACTCGAAACGCTCGAGCACGGGGTCTGGTCCGTGATCGATCCGACCCGGTACATCGTCGACGACGAGACCGGGTCGATCACCGCAGCCTGGGGACAGATCGGACAGTTCCCCGCCCAGGCGCGTTCCTGGCGGGCAACCTACTCGCACGGCTTCGCCGAGATCCCCGACGCCATCCAGAACGCCGTCCTCGGGCTCGCGTCCCGGGCATGGGAGACACCGATTGGCGTGGAGAACGAACGCGTCGGCGCGCGGTCGATCAAGTACCTGATGCTCGACGGCGGATACACGCCCGCCGAGCAGCTCGGCCTCAACCGCTACTACCCGGCCAGAGGCTGACCGTGAGGCGCATCGGGAAAGACACCATCACCATCCGCCGCGCACCGCTGGTCACGGACGCCCACAACAACAGCGTCGACGACTGGCCGAACGCCGTCAACCATGACCAGGGCGGCTGCTACGTCGAAGAGGGCGACACGTCCGAGAACCTCGTCAACCGCGACGAGCTCGAGACCGCGTGGATTGTGTTCGCGCCACCATCCACCGACGTGCTCTTCACTGACCATGTCGTCTGGCAGGGCGTCGAATATCAGGTCAAGGGGCAACCGAAGTTCCCGCATTCGTTCTCAGGGAAGATCGACTACTGCTCGATCGACCTCGTCAAGTGGGCCGGCTGATGGCCGGCAGCATGCGCATCGTCTTCCATCACGAGGCATTCGACGCCTACCGGCGCAGCCCCGAGATCGCAGCCGAGCTTTCGCGGCGTGCACACCTGGTGGCGGAAGCCGCCGGCGGCGAGCCGGACTTCGCCGTCATCGACGAAGTCACCAACTCGCGCGCGCGCTCCACAGTCATCACCGCCTCGACCGCGGGCATGGAAGCCGAAGCCACCGGGCAGGTACTGACCAAAGCGCTCGACGCAGGCAGGGGATAAGGAGCAGACGTGTCCGTTGAAATCATCGCCGATGCGGACGCGGAAACGACCGTCATCAACTACCTCGAGACCCTCGCCGCCGCCCTCGACACCGGCGACGTCAACTACCAGGTGGACGTCGCCAGCAAGGTCCCCAACCCGCGGCCCGCCCGCTTCTTACAGGTGATGAGAACAGGTGGCACCCGGAGGGATCTCGTCACCGATCGCGCTCAGATCCTCGTCATGGCCTCCTCCAACGACGAAGCCGATGCCGTCTCGCTGCTCGGCTGGGCGCGCGCCCACATCAACGCGGCCGGGTACGCGGGCGTCATGGGCGCCGCCACCTGCAGCGACGTGAACGAGTTCTCCGGACCCGTGAACTTCCCCGACCCGAACTCCGGCCAGTACCGATACCGGGCCTCGTTCGAGATCGATCTTCGCGCCGAGAGCGCGTAGAGCACCACCGTCCATCCACTCGTCACACCGCCTCTAAGAAAGGGCATCATGGCAACCTCAGGCGTCAACAAGAACAACATCTTCACCGGTGGCCCTGACCAGGCGACCACTGGCGCGATCCTCCGCGCACCGCTCGGCACCACCCTGCCGACAACGATCGCCACCGCGCTCGACGCGGCATTCGTCGACTCCGGGTATGTCGACTCCGCGGGCGTGAAACTCACCCCGACGATGTCCACGAAGGACATTCAGGACTGGTCGATGGCGACGATCCGGAAGGTGATGGAGTCGTTCAACTCCATCCTCGCCTGGAACCACCTCGAGACCAACGTCGCGTCGCTGAAGAACTACGCCGGCGACGGGAACGTCACAGTCACCGCGGCGACGTCGTCGGCAGGAACGCGCGCGATCGCGGTCCTCAACGCGAACGAGCAGCCGCACTCGATCTGGGCCTTCAAGATCAAAGACGGCCCCCGCAAGGTGCTCATCATCGTCGCCGACGGGCAGGTTTCCAAGCAGGTCGACCTCTCGTTCACGAAGGCCGCCCCGATCCTCTGGGGCGTCGAGGTGTCCACCTTCCAGGACTCCGCCGGCAACCACGTCTACATCTACACCGACGACGGCGTCTTCAGCGCCTGACCGTCGTCAAGGGCGGCCGCACATTGGTGCGGCCGCCCTTTGCTTTGCCTGATCCTCCACCCCTGAAAGGCACCACCATGGCTGACATCAGCGACGTATTCCACATCCCCGCATCGAAGAAGAACGAACCGGAGAACAAGTTCCACTTCTCGTTCCCCGGCTCGTCGAAACGCTACTCACTGCCGCTCCTCAAGTACGTCAAGCCCTCGGTCGTGACAGACATGGGCGCCATGAGCGAGGGCGAGTTCATGCTGAAGTTCGTCTCCGACTACCTGCCCGAAGCGTTCGAGAAGTTCGACGACGTCGAGCAGCTCGAGGCGCTCTTCGCCGCATGGGGAGCGAAGTCGGGTGTGAGCCTGGGGGAATCCTCGGCCTCGCCCAAACCGTAACGGAGCGGGGCCGCGCCGTCCGCTACGAGCTGATCAAGCTCAACAAGAACCTCGACGATCTCGGGACAGAACGGCTGACCTGGCTGGACCTGGCGTCGATCCTCGAATGCCTGCCACCGGGCAACGCGATCCAGTACGCGATCAACGGCGAACGATCCCAGTACGGGGTCACCGAGCAGCTGCTCGTCCTCGTCGCCAACGTGCTCATGCACGCGAACTGGCAACGCCAGGGCAACCCGAACGCCCCGCAGCCGCGGCAACTGCTGCTGCCCGGCGACACGCCCGAAGGCGAGCAGAGCTTCGGGTCGGATCCGATCCCCATCAGCGAATTCGACGCCTGGTGGGACAACAACTAAATCAGGGGTGAACCGTGGGCGCAGGCACCGTAGAACTCGCCACGGCGTACTTCCAGATGATCCCGTCCATGGCCGGCGCCGAGGCCACGATCGGCTCGCAGTTGCTGCCCGCGTCGGCCGCTGCCGGTGGCAAGGCCGGCGCCGGGATCGGCTTGACGCTGCTCGCAGGGCTGAAGAAGTTCGCCGGCCCGATCGCGGTCCTCGCGGCCGGCTTCTCGGTTGCGAAGATCATCAAGTCCAGCGTGGAGGCGTTCGACGGTCTCGCGACGAGCACTCGCAACCTGCAGCTCATCGCGGGAGGCTCGGCCTCGCAGGTCTCAGGGCTTGCCGGGAGCATGCAGCTCGCTGGCCTGTCCTCCGACAAGGCCCAGTCGGCACTGACGATCTTCCAGAAGAACCTCGGCAACGCGACCGCGTCGGGCACGAAGACCGCGGCGATGGCGAAGCTGCTCGGCGGGAACTTCCTCGACGCCTCCGGGCAGGTCAAGCCCATGTCGGACATCATGCCGATGCTCGCCGACAAGTTCGAGTCGATGCCGGCCGGGGCGAACAAGACCGCCCTGGCCATGCAACTGTTCGGCCGCTCCGGCGCGCAGATGATCCCGTACCTGAACGAGGGCTCCGCCGGGATCGCGAACCTC